TCCCTATCAGGCGGACAAAACGGAAGACAACCAACAGCAGCTCAAAAAATAGCTGGTTGGGAAAAACATTTTAAAGATAATGAATTGTTTGATGCTTCCTTCTTGATAGTAGGTTCAACTAGAACAGATAACGGTTCAGGCACAGATCAAGACTTAGTAGCAGATCATAATACCTTAGTCAATAACGCAATTGTTATTGCAGAGGCAAGAAAAGATATGTTAGTTTGTGCATCACCACGAAGAGCATCAGTAGTTGGTGTATCATCTGAATCAACACAATCAAGTAATGTTATAACCGACTTCGCATCAGTCACATCGAGTTCATACTTAGTGATTGACAGTGGTTGGACATATCAATACGAAAAATACAACGATAAATATTGTTATATTCCAGGAAACGCACACACAGCTGGTATCATGGCAAGAAGTGATTTACTTCGTGACCCATGGTTCTCACCTGCTGGTTTCAGTAGAGGTCAATATCTAGGTATTACTAAGTTAGCTTTTAACCCCAAGAAAGCATCTAGAGATGATTTATACCGTGCAAGAATTAATCCTATAGTCACATTCCCAGGTCAAGGTACCGTATTGTTTGGTGACAAAACTGGATTATCTTCACCTAGTGCGTTCGATAGAATCAATGTAAGAAGATTGTTCATAGTCCTAGAGAAAGCAATATCTACAGCTGCTAAAGCACAACTCTTTGAATACAATGATGCATTCACAAGAGCTCAATTTAGAAGTGCAGTAGAACCTTTCCTAAGAGATGTGAAAAACAGACGAGGTCTAATAGATTTCTCAGTAGTTTGTGACGAAACAAACAACACAGACTCAGTAATAGATAGAAATGAATTTGTATGTTCTATCTTTGTGAAACCTAATAGGTCAATTAATTTTATAACACTGAACTTTGTCGCAACTAGAAGTGGCGTAAGTTTCGAAGAAATATACGGAGCAGTTTAAGGAGTAAAGCATAATGGCAAGTATAGACCAATTTAAAGCACAATTACTCGGCGGTGGACCAAGAGCCAACCGTTTTAGAGTTTTTATACCAAGGTCTGGCGAAAAAATTGAATTTTTATGCCAGTCAGCGCAAATACCAGCTGCTAACATAGGTGTTATAGAACAACCGTTCAGAGGAAGTATCTTGAAAATGGCAGGAGACAGAACCTTTGAACCTTGGACAGTGACAATCATTAATGATGTAGAATTTTCAGTCAGAAGTGAGATTGAATCTTGGCAGACAGGCATTCAAGAATTAGATTCTGGTGAGGGTGATACAACATTAGACTACTTAGTAGACAGAGCATTTGTCGAACAATTAAATAAAGACGACACTGTTTTAGCGAAATACGAGTTCTTCAATATGTTTCCAACCTCAATAGGTGCGATTGACTTATCATATGAAACAGTCGATGCATTGGAGACATTTGATGTTGAATTTCAGTATTCTCATTGGAACAGAGTCCTTTAAAAAAGTGAATAACACCCCATTTAGGGTGTTATAAATATTATTATGGAAATTTTTGGGTTTGAAATAACTCGTAAAAAAGATGAATTACGAGTAAAAGATGTGCAAAAGAAGTCAGCGACTTCTTTTGTGGCACCTGTTGAGGATGACGGAACACCCGTCATTCAACAATCACCAGGTGGATTCATATCAGGCGGAGCATATGGCTCTTATGTAGATATGGAAGGCGGTATCAAGAATGAGGTTCAACTCATTCAAAGATACCGTGAGACATCTTTAGTACCTGAGTGTGATATTGCTATCGATGATATAGTAAATGAATGTATAGTTTCAGATACCAAGGATAGAATTGTCTCACTTGATTTAGAAGACACAGACCTGTCTGAAAGCATCAAGAAAAAGATGCATCAGGAATTCAAAACTATCCTTACTTTGATGAAGTTTCATCAAAACGCACATGAACTATTCAGAAAGTGGTATGTAGATGGAAGAATCTACTTTCACAAAATCGTAGACAGCAGTAGACCTCAACAGGGTTTAGTAGACCTTAGAAACATTGACCCGATGAAAATCAAAAAGGTCAGAAATGTTGAAAAGGATAAAGACCCAAAAACTAAAATAGATATAATTAAAAAGATAGAAGAGTTCTATGTTTTTAATGACAAGGGTTTTCTCAAAGGCAGTGCTAATGAAGGAAACTCAGCAAAGATAGCACCAGAAGCTGTTAGTTATACAACTTCTGGTATGTTAGACTACACTAAGAATGTAGTCATAGGTTATCTACATAAGGCATTGAAGACTGCAAATCAGTTGTCAATGATGGAAGATGCACTGGTGATCTACAGAATATCTAGAGCACCAGAAAGAAGAATCTTTTACATCGATGTAGGTAACTTACCGAAGGCAAAGGCAGAACAGTATCTTGCCGATGTCATGAACAAGTATAGAAATAAACTTGTTTATAACGCAGACACAGGCGAAATCAAAGATGATAGACGCCATATGTCTATGTTAGAAGATTTTTGGTTACCACGAAGAGAGGGTGGTCGAGGAACAGAGATTACAACTCTACCAGGTGGTCAGAATCTTGCAGAGATAGAAGATATAGAATACTTTAAAAAGAAACTATATCGTTCTCTCAATGTGCCTAGTTCAAGATTAGAAGCAGATAATGGTTTTAATATGGGTAGGGCATCTGAAATATCTAGAGATGAACTTAAATTTAATAAGTTTATCAAAAGACTTCAAATGAAGTTTGCAAAGGTGTTTACAGATATATTAAGAACACAAGTTGTTCTTAAAAATATAGTATCAGGCGAAGAGTTTGATGCGATGAAAGATTTTATACATTATGATTTTGCGACAGATAATCATTTTTCTGAATTAAAAGAACAAGAGATTATCAGAGAGAGATTAGACATTCTTTCACAAGCGGAGTCTTATGTGGGAACATACCTTTCAAAAGAGTATGTTTTTAGAAATGTGCTACACATGAGTTCAGATGAGATAGAGGCTATGCAGTCTCAAATCGAACAAGAGGGTGGCGATGAAGATGGAGAGGATGAATTTTAATGTCAGATATAAGTAGAGAAATAGTAGACCAAATAGAGTCTGGTAAATTACAAGATGCTAAAGATAGTATACAACAAGGCATCAAACAAAAGGCTGCTGAAGTAGTAGACATGAAAAGAGTTGAAATGTCAGTAGATTGGGCAAATGACGAAAACTTGGAACGAGATAACAACGATTCTGAATGAGGCGAAGTTTAAACTTCCTAAAAGTCAGAAAGAAATTAAACGAGATACTACTAAAGTATCTGGTAAAACTGTCGATATAACCTACGCTGAAGATAAGCGAGGTAAGATTCATGTATATATCGATAGAACTAGTATGGGTGACCCATATAGGAACATGAAAGAAGCAGAAAAAGAGATGAAAAATATTAAAGTTTTGATGAAGCAAATGGGTGAAGAAAACATCTCAAAGGAAGAAATATTAGGAGCAATAAATGAAATTAATATCTGAATTTGTAGACTATGCAGTAGAACCTGTTATTGTTGAACAGAACGAAAAAGGACAAAAAGAATACTTCATCGAAGGACCTTTCATGCAGGCCGAAATTAAGAATAGAAATGGTCGTGTATATCCGAAAGACATAATGAAAAAAGAAGTAAACAGATATGTTAAAGAATTTGTAGAGAAAGATCGTGCTTTCGGAGAATTAGGACACCCAGAGGGTCCAACAATCAATTTAGACAAAGTATCTCACATGATTACCAAATTAGAAGAAGATGGTAATAATTACATGGGGAGAGCAAAAATTTTATCAACACCGAATGGAGAGATCGTAAAGAATCTTATAAATGATGGTGCTAAACTAGGAGTATCTTCTCGTGGTCTAGGTTCACTAGAACAAAAGAATGGTGCTCAGTATGTAAAAGGCGACTTTCAGTTGGCTACAGCCGCTGATATAGTCGCAGACCCTAGTGCTCCAGAGGCTTTCGTAGAAGGCATCATGGAAGGAGTCGAGTGGGTATATGAGAATAATATCCTTAAAGCTGTTGAAGTCGAAAAGATGCGTAATGATATACGCACTGCAAAACTCAATAAGTTAGAGGAAGTAAAATTAAATGTATGGAAAAAGTTTGTTGAGAACTTATAACATATAAATAAAAGAGTTAGCTAAAAACTTAACAGGAGAAAAAAATGGCAGACTTAGAAAAAAACCTAGAGCAAGCTATAGAAGAGGCAATGCAACCTGATTCTAAAGCTCAAAAAGGAGATTCAAAGCCAGTAAAACAAGGATCATCTGACGCCGCTTCAATTGAAAGTGGTAAAGGTGAAGTCGTCAAACCTGAGGAAAATCCTGTTGACAAAGCAGTTGCATCTGTAAAGAGTGCTGAGAAAAGCAAAGAAGTTAGT